ACCACTTACCTGCAGCAGTACCATGAGAAGCTTGAGCTTTGATTCTATTAAAAATAGCTTTACGTTTACTAGGTTGTGTATAATTTCCAGCTTTATTAACAGTAGATTTATTTTTTTTTACAGACCCACCTTTTTTAGCTTTAATAACTCCTCGTCCAATCAAAACATCTTTACGAGTTATTTTACCATCCCCACTTAAATCTTTTAATTTTTTTTTAGCCATTACTTACCCCTTTTGTTTATAACTTTTTGTAAAGTTTTTGCTTGTTTAGCATGTGTGTTAGATGCTTTTTTTAAATTTTTAATTACTTTCTTAACTGATTTTATTTTATTTTTTTTCATTATCTTCTTCCATCTGGTCTAAGTTGTAGTTTCATTGACCCTAATCTCCAATTTGTTTCATCTACTACATCGGTTACAAAATTTAATTTAACTGATCTTCCTCTTCCTCTTACATTAATTTTTTGTGTTGTGCTACTTACATTTCCTGAAGTAGTCTGAGATGTAGTCGATTGAGGATAATCCTCTAATGTCATTGTAACTTTTAATTCCTTAGCTAAAGAAGTAAAGTCTGGAACAAATTTACTAACCGACATAAAGTTATCTCCATCTGCAATTTCAATTGATCCTGTTGTTAAAGATGCTGCAATAGCCGTACCATTAGCTTGGTTATTTCCTAGTTCCTGATTGTATAAATAAGAAGCTCCTGCCGTCACTCCAATTGGTGTATTGGACACTCCGGTGCTTGTGGTAGCATTAGCTGTCAAACTAGCATTGTATTCTGTAGCAATAGGATTTTCGTATGTATAGTTACCAAGATAAGTAGTTCTTCCTAAAGTAGTAGTGTACCATGTTCCTTCAAGATAATTATAAACCACTACTCTATCTATTTGTGTTGCACTTGAACTTGGGTAATACCACATAATTTCATTAAACTCAGGATTAACCCCACAAGCAATATCATTTTTGTTAGTATAACTTAAATCGTCATAAACATAATCTTGCACAGAGCATGGCATTTTTTTAACAACACCATCATACATATAAAATGCATCATCTCCCATCCAAAATGCTTGACCGTTTACATCAATAGCTGCATGTTGAGCTATTAAACCACAATTAGCCCCTAGTTGTCGTTGACCAAAAGTAAAAGGTGTACCTACAAATTGAACGCCGTGTAATGATGTATCTGTCCATACTAAAATTTGACCTGTTGATCTTACAGCACCCACGATACGCGAACCGTCAGCAATACGAAGTGATCCTGCTTCATTTTCTGCTGTAGGTGCAAATACCGTTAAACTTTCTCGATCAGTAAATCTAAAAAATAAATCATCTTGAGTAGCACTGTTAGCTACTGTTGTGCATGTTCCAAATAAAAATAAATGTCTTGTGTCTGCCGAAACTAAATTAAACCGAGAAGCAACAGGTGCTGTAGCACCTAGGCTCACGGCTCTTACACTTAAACCTGAAGATGTATCCCATTTATATGTTCCACCATCTAATACTGTAGCTACTAAATCTTCACCAAAATTATCTAATGACCAATTTCTTCCGGCAATAGTTACGCTAGAAGTAGCTCGAGGTGTGCCCCACGTGCTTAATCCCCATGTTGCAACACCCCATCCATATCCATATGTAGATGCAGTTGGTCCAACATTAATTTGATAATTTGCTGTAACAGAACCACCACCAGCAGCCGTAGTTCCTGTTGCGTTTGAGGGAAAAGTAATTGTGTAACTGTTGGCGTCTATAACTGTAGTTATTTCAAATTCATTGTTAAATTCTAAACCATCTACAACATTGTTAGTGCTTCCATCTGTAAAAGTAACAAAATCTCCTTCAATTGCTCCATGAGAAGCATCTGTTACCGTTACTCCTGCTCCTCCTGAAGTTGTTGCAAAAGGATTAGTTAAAGAGGCAGTTTCACGAATAGGGGTAATGTCATGAATTGAACCTTCTGAATACACATAAAGTTTTCTATCTGTTCCTAATGCTAAATATCTTGTACCATCAAGACTTATCCAAGAATGAGTATCTCTTACTACTCCAATAACAGTTTCATTAGGATTAGGAAGATACTCCCATCCTTTCCATCTTTCAGGTTTTCCATAATGAAATCGTACTAATTGAGCATCAGTATATCTTCTTTGATCTCCTGCAGCGTAAGATGAATCTTGTTTATCTACCCCAGGTTGAAATTTTAAATCAGTTAATTGCATGGAATAAGTATTTTAACCTAATTTTATTAAAATCTAAAGAGTATTGTTAAAATTGCATTGAAATGCAATAGAAATTCTCATGAATGGACTAATTCTAGAAACAGCCACTCCTCTATGGGGTAAAT